CCTCTGATTTCCGACGGCTCTTCATTTGCCTTATCTACTTGCAGCTCTTGAATCACCTTCTTTTCATTCATTAGGTCTTCTACGATCTCCATGAGGCGATCACCATCATCCTCACCAAAGACTTTGGCTACCACTTCATGACCATACTTAGCGCATAGACGGTCATACTCCTGTTCTGGAGTAATTGTGGTCTTTGATTGGCGCTCGAACACCGTGACGTTCTCGCGCCCAAAAAGATTACGAAGGATGTTAGTCTCATAAGGTGGTACATGCACATGAATGGTTGTGAAGGCATCTCTACGCACCACCGCTTCCACCTCTTTAATTTGGAAGTCGCTATGAATGAGTTCTTTAGTATTCATTTGTTTTCCTTATTGAATGGCTAATACCGCATGAGCATTAGCTCGAGAGATGGATAAAGCGCAGCGCAGGTTCACCATGGCATACATGGCTAGTGTGTCGTGCGGGCGAATTGGGGCAACGATGTCTAAATCATCATCCCGTAACTTCATAAAGCGTGTGTTAAGGAAATAGCAGCGCTTACTCCACTCCACGGTTCGATTAGCCATGGCATCAAGTTCATCAAACTGCGGATCCCAGATGATTTCTACGCCTTTGAAAGCAAGGCCAGTATTAACGCCTGCACCTACCCCAGCATCGATGTACTTGGTCTCACCTGATCCTGCAATATGGGTCACAGTCACTTGCTTGCGATAGGTATCAATGAACTTACCACCAGCGATAATAAAATCAGGGCTACCCCCATGCTTAATACATTGACGCCATGCAGTCTCCATCTCACCCACTAAGTGACCTGGCGCTGTTGAGGTGATGTCTTTGACGGCATAGTTGCGCCAGTAATTTGCTTTGGCTCGATCGATTCCACCTACCGTACCGGCATCTGGCGCAAGGCTTACTAGACTATCTAAGCCAACAAGGGCATCAGCGCCGTGCGAGCCGTCGCGATGAAGCTCTAGGTCTAACTTATTCAGAAAGCCTTCTCTTAAGACCTCTAGTTGTTCATCTAAGAGGTTAATCAATTGCACGCGCTCGTTATATTCCAACTGAAATCCTCGCGCCCCACCCTCACGCACTTTGATGCCGTTGCTGAATAAGCGGTCATAGTCAATGTACAAGCCATCAACTGCTCTGCGCCATGGGAAGGAGGCTTGCTCCGTGGTATTGCGTTTATTGAACTTGACCGTCTCTTCGCCAAAGGCCCAGCTAAAGTTACTGCCATGTTCTTTGCGGATGTTCTCAACGACGTTCTGTTTTGCGCCTAATAGGCTTTTGCGCCCTTCCATGAGTTTTTTAAGGAAAGGCCTCTCTACCGCGATTTGATCGACTGGTAGATTGCGCAGGTACTCATCTAAGGAAACCTTAGCTAACTCTTGTAAGTCTGTATTTGAAATTGGCATATGCCACCCCTATCAATGTTTGTGTATTTGGTGGCTTCAACACCAATTGATAGAGCGTGAACCCATCCATTGCTACGCTACTAGTCGCGACTCTAGCTTTAACGCGGCGGCATGAAGCACTGAGATCAATTATTGGGGCGGGAGATAGAGGCTTGGGATATTTGTGGGGTTTTTGTTGAGTTGCTTGATGAACTCGCTTTGGGTCTTTATGCCCAATGTGTCATTGCGCCACCTTGGGCATAAAACAGCGTTTCTTTAGTAGTAGCCATCAAGGGTTCGCAAGCCACCCCCGTGGGGTGCCCTTGACGGAATTTCATTCGAGTGTAATTAGGCAAATGCCTTGCGCCACTTCTTGAATATTGGGAATAGCCTTCCTTATAAAAAGGCTTGTTTAATCTGATTCAAGACATCCGCTAAATTTGATCCCTTCGGATGATTTAGTCCGCTCAGAACAATAGATTCATCCTTAGCTTGGTCTAAAAATTGCGCCATATCTTGCCTTATTGATTCCGGCAATTCATATTCAAAATCAGGGGGTAGAATGGATACCAGTCGCAATACATCTCGCAAATGCTTTTTAATGTCATCCGAATCAATCTTTTCACCAGCATGCTTGCGCCGGCTTAGATCAAGCCAAGCCTTTGCTTTAAGCGGAATCAGAATGTGAGCATCCACCCAGATAACGCCATCTTTTCTGTCTCTTTGTATCAAGCTGTAATAGTCATCATCCAGCAAGAGCGCGGAAAGACTGGAAACATCCTCCGCCAAAGGAATCGCCCGTATATCGCCAATATCCCTCTCTCTAAGAAAATCTGGCTTTCTTGAGAAGAGTTCAAGCATGAAGGGATATCCAGCGGTCTCAGGTTTTTTAAAGCGGTAAAACTGCCTTGTGGAGTCGCTCTTTTGTTGAATATCGTACTGACCCGCCTTCACAAACTCCCAAAATTTCTCAATGAACTCAGAGGTCAATGCATCGACAATCACAACAATATCCAAGTCTTTAGTAGTGCGGGTAAATTGTTGCCCAGCATTCTCCATGGCCAATTGCGTAGCACTACCACCTATCAGTACATACTGATTTTCAAATCCTTTAAATGCTTCCTGAAAGACCTTCAGTCCTACTTGCGTTGCCATTAATTTATCCCTCTCAATAATTCTTTTAACGCCACTTGAACTCGATCATCATCCATGGCCTCAAGACTTAAAAACAAAGAGTATGGATCTACGATGCCGTTATTCGCATTACCCTCCTTGGCATTTGGGGCTTTAATTCTTTGTGGTGCATAACGCCAAACTTCTAACTCCAAACTGCCATCGATTGCTTCTGGGACTATTTTGTCGGCATCCAACTCGCGCTCTAGTTTGCGCCAGTCCAGTTCTCCAATTGCCCGCACTATATTTGGCGGCTCTCCAAGCATGGTTTGCTCAGCCAGGGCACTCAATCCTGCAAGAGGCAAGCCCTCAATATGTGGATTTGGATTTCGAATCCACAGGCGTTTACGTACCGGGGTTTGTAAATAAGGCTTAATGGCTTTCCATAGCGCGCCACCTTCAAGATTCAATCGCCAAATTCGCTCGCTCTTGTATGCTTGAGCATCCAGCCAACCATGCTCCATCAACTCGCTTTTAATGCGTGTCATAGTCATGAGGCTATAGCCCAAGTACATGGCAATCTCTTTTGGATTTAATGTGTCAGGCAAATTACCAAGCAGCGTATTAATCAAAAATACTTGTGTTGCCACATGCAGTTTTTCTTTGGCATCCGCCCTTGTTGCCAATGCGCGCTCTTGAAACTCCACTCCTAAAGGGGGTAGGTAGGCCTGTTTAAAAGGAATGATAAAAGGCATGCGCCTCGCAACCATCTCCTTACGCGCATAAGCCTGAAGAGCATCTCCAACCCAAATGACAGGCACCCCAGCCTCTTTCTGAATAAGCGCCCTTTGTTTAAGTAACGCCGGCAATGCTTGAACCCCGTCTTTATTGGCCATTAAAAGAACCTCGATCCCAGCCAGCCTAGCCTTGCCCATATCGTATGTTTGGGCAAGATAGCGTGGTAATTGCGCCCCTTTCTCCCAAGCGCCCTCCTGCAGCAAATCTTCTCCCAGGGCTTGCTGCAAGTAGATGCCTGCTTGGTTAAATAGCTCATGTGCATTCGTCATGCACCCATTTTAACACTGTTTTTAACTATTAACATACAGTATGTTAATAACAAATAAAGTATGTTAATTATATGATTTTATTAATATAAATATCAAATTCCCATATTGCCCAAGTGCTGGGCAATTCGATCCATGGGATTTCCTGCACTAGCTAACGGTGCCCCTAACGTTGAAGTTCGCGCCCGAATAGGTTGAGGGCTCTGGGTTGCTATGGGTTTGATATTTCCAAAACTAGGCTCCGACCTTCCAATCGCTTCATAGATAGACTCAATCATGTTTTGCCACTGCTCTGGTTGATTGTTTTGCACAAAAACCTGCATATAAAAAGGGTCTGACATGTATTTGTTAAAGCAAATTGCCTTATCAATGTGATCGATTTCATCAGAGCGGGTATTTAAGAACTTGAGCATTTGCAGTTTTGCTTCCGATACTAATTCAGAAGGTTTTTTCTTTGAATCTGCAATCGTCATCACATTACCTACGAGCTTGCTTTCTATTTCATATTTACGAATTGCGTCTTGCAAGCTTGTGACCGTGCATTGTAGCTCTTCAACTTGTCTTTCTAGATCGCGTTTTTCATTAATGATTCTCTGGACACGCTCACACCCCCTCTTGGATTTGATGTTGCTAGAAAGCTCGTGATTGGCGCTGCTATCGGTGTCGGGACTCAAACCCTTAGATTCAGGACTCAATACCAGTTTGATGAGACCGTCGCCCGTTTCGATTTGAGTCTCTGTTTGTGAAAGCGCTTCCATGGTAATGGCTACTGGTACAGGTAACAACTCACTAAGATCATGAGCTTGCGGTGTCGACTTACTTTCTGATGGCGGCATAAATGCTGGCACATGCACTTCTCCTTTTACAGGGGAAAAGATGGGCTCGGGCTCAGGGGCCTCTAACTCTTCTTCCAATACTTCGCTCTCATCAACATCTTCGGATAACTTGGCAAGGGATGCATTTGGGGTCTTACTTAAATCATCCAATAAGGTGGTGGCTTGAGTCTTGCGCTCAGGCTTTTGTGTTTTTTGTAATTGCGCAGCACGCTCTCTTTCTAATTGAGCGGCCTCTTGCCTTGCTTTCGCTTGGGCAATTAACTCAAGCGCACGCTCTTCTCTAGCTTTATTACGCCTCGCAGCTACCTCAGCAGCATGCTTCTCATAAGCTTCTTTTTCAAGACGATCGCGCTCTTTTTTCGCCTCACGATCCTGTACTCGCTGAATGGATCCACCCTTAGTCAGAACTTCAGATTTAAAACCTTCTACCTCATTTGTTACTTGCGTCATTGCCTGTCTCCTCTTTTAATAAGTTACCGCTGTAATTTGTTTCAGTATTTGTTTTTTGTCTTTGGGCATGGAAAATGCTCATCCCAAAACTTTGGTCATCTTGATGTGTCCAACCATCCATCTGCCTTTCTACATTGGGCATAAATAGATTGGAATCGATGCGATCGTCATACCGCAAGAGAGTCTCTTGTAGGAGATTACGGATATGTTCGTAATTCATTCCCCTTGCTTGTAGGTTTTGCATCTGAATTGATAGATTCGTAATCATGGGAAGAATCTTTAGCCAACCCTCTTTTTCTTCTATGCCATCTGGTGCGCCGGTAGTACCCGCCCTAATGCGTAAATCCACCATGTCAAAGATTCGATCTTTAGTGAGCTCTGGCCAGTCGTAGGTTTTCTCTTTGCTCATGATGAGCTTGCCATCAACCATGGTGGTTTTGGTAGTGGGCGCACCCATGTAGCGTTCTACCTGCTCTTTAGTGAGTTCTTGCAAAAGCACCTGGGCACTGTATTGGGCAATCTCTTGTAGCCAATCCTCTATCTGGTCTTTGAACTCAAACACGCGCCCAGATAGTGCTCTTTGTAGAATATTTGCCTCGGTAGCGGTCTTAGGTCTTACTACCGTAGACCTGGCCGCATCTTGCAATCCTGTAACTTGCTCCCAGTCATAACGCACTGCACTGGTGTCATAGACGATGGGATCGATCTTGGGATGGCCTCTGGGAATGATGACTTGATTTAGAGGCTTGCCTTCGGTATCGACAATCGTGATCTCACCAAATCGTGAGTCTGAGTGTTTCTTAATGGTCTTCTCATTGATATCGGCTGATGCTACCCATCCCGGAATGCACAGATCTCGATGCTGGTTAAAGCGATCTCTCGCTTCGTTGTGCTCGTCCTGCAGGCGCTCAGTCAGATCTACCAAGCTTGGGCCCACAAACTGGCCATCAACTACTTGGTACGGTAATAGGAAGAATGGATACCAGCGCTCACCTGCCCTTGGCGGTGAATAGGGTTCACGCAGCCATTCAGTCGCGCCCTCTACCATCGTGTATACGCGCTGTGTAGTTCTATCCCAGATCTCTAGAACGGCTATTTGCTGATCATCAGTCACCAAGCCTGAACCAGCATTCATCTGCATTGAGGCTAGGCGCTTGGCTTTCTTATGGGATGACTCACCATGGCCGGGCTGATAGATCTTGGCATTGGCCAGGTTCTTTTTATACAGAGCCTCCGCCTGGGATCTCTTCATGGGAATGATCTGACAGATCCAGTCAGCATCGGTGTAATCCCAGAACTCGCAGATGGATGGATCGATAAGGAGGTTTTCAGTAAGGACTCTATCGATTACTAAGCCTTCGGCGGATTGCACTTCTGATTGTTCTTGTAGTGACTTGATGAGCTCTTCTAATTCCGCCCTCTTGGCATCATGATGATGGGCTTGGTCATCGTCTTGGAGATCTTTTTCCAACTCATCAATAGCTAGGAGATTTTCCTGAGCATCGTTGATGCGACCCTGGATATATGAATCTTTGCTTGGGTCTCGCTGATACATCACTTTCAGAATGCCGAAGCTACAAGTAAGCGCCGCTCTTACAGTGGACTTAGCTCGATTCTTGAGCTGAGCATGTTCTAGAGCTCTATTGGTAACTTTCTCTAGGGTTTTACAGAAGAGCTTGATATCTGCGCCAGTGTGAGCCTGAGCAATAGAGATCTCTGGGTTGCGCGCATAGACGTTAGGCAATACTGCCGAGATGGTGCCATGAATCAAGTTAGCACGCAGGCTATAGAAGTCTTTCCCGGTTGGGTCAGCATTCCAATTAAAGCCGGCGACGGTATTGCGGTTGTGTCTTACGCGCTTATGAAAGGCTGCCCAGTGAGCGCGCGCATGGGTAATGCGGGCGGTCCATTTTTGTTGGAGGGCTTGGGAGTCTTGGGGCACATGGTATTTATAAGTTTATATTGAATACACCGCGAATTTAGTTGGGATTTATCTAGCGACATTTAACTTTTAGGTGCCATCAAAGCCCATATAGAAAATTATTGTAGTATGCTCGCGCACCTATTGAGCAATTCTTCATTGTTAATAATTACTAAATTCAATCTTTTTCTAGCTCTAGTAATATTTTGAAAGAGCATCTTGGTTGGTTTGTAATAAGAATTTGCCGTGTATGTCAATTCCCCATCCGCGTTATAAGAGAAATTTTTATCAATTGCAACAGCTACACCCTCAAATTCTTGACCAATTACTTCATGCGATGTTTGTTTAGTTGCATCGGAGTATTGGCTATGATGTTCTCTATTGTAAGTTGACGGCGTAAACCGCAAGACCTCCCACCTATTCCCATCCAACGAATCAAGGTATTTTTTTGCATCTGCAGTGCTATTAAAATAATTTATTTCAATATTATTTTTATTTGAAATAGGCAAATTTCTTTTGAAATTTAGTAGCATTTTTATAAAAGCGGCAATTTCTTTATTGGTTCTAATTTTCTCTGAAAGGTTATAACTAGAAATAGAATTTATTGAGCTTATCTTAACGCTAGCATCAGCCACCTCCTCAATATTTGATAGTGTTTGTGATTTATCGTAAGAAAAAATACAAGCATTATTGGCACTCTTTATCTTTTCAACAATATCTTCGAGCTGCTTAGGGTAGATCCGCTGTGCCTCATCGATAATAATTAAATCATATTTAGATATGTCGTATTTTGCATAGGTTTTTATGGGAATAATTTCCCAGCCATTCTCGTTTAAAACCTCATGACCCTTGTTCAAATTACCACAATGGATAATCAATGGTTTAGCGTTACTTTTCATGATTTGCTTAGCAATATCAAAGGTAAGTAAGGTTTTCCCAGTACCAGCACTGCCGGTAAGAGAAATAAATCTAGCGCCACCTGGTAAATTCAAAGAATCTATTATTTTGACCTTAACTTCATCCTGCTGAAGCGTTAGAAAGTATTCGCCCCTTAAAAATTTTTCAGTTGAGTTAAATGGTGAAATTAAGTACACCGAGGGATTAAAAAGATTGTTGATATCTTCAATCTCATCATTCTCTTGATTGCTTAGTAATTGTAGAAGGTATTCAATGCCTACCTCCTTCAGAAAGTTATCGCCGTCCAGCTGATAGAGCTTTTTGGATTCAGAGATGAAAGAAAAACAATAAACAGGCGGTCCAATAAAGCCTAGATAGTAGTTATTTCTTATTAATTGATTTTTTACTTTATCCTCGGTGGAGGTTTTTTTAAGCTCTATATTTATGATGTAATTTTTACCAAATCGCAATAAATCAAATTCTTTACCTATTTGCGGAATCCGATAACTCACAAAAAACTTGTCAAAAATTCTTATATCCCAATCTTCGGTACTTAAGCATTCCACTAGACAACTTAGATCCTCAATCTCTTCCTCTCTGATCAAGATCCCATAGTGCTTCAAATAGCTCTCAAAAACCTGCTGTTTCAAGGAAATACTTGCCTGCAATAACGAATGGATATTTAGGCTTCTCAAAATATTTTTACTTATAAAGGTATATCAGAATACTAATGGCGGCAAAGAAATCTCTCAGCACTACTTTACATCCTGCGGACACTTCCATCAAAGGGAAATCTCAGAAACTTTCCTAGCTCTCATAACTCCATACCTCGTAGCATCCCAGGCATGATCTTCCGCATCGGTATCTACGTCTTCAGGGTTTAATGAATCTGGCGGTAACTGTGGGATGGTTCTCAACCAATGCTTGCAGGTTGAGAAGATCTTGAGCCTGCCTTCAGCCAGAAGTCGGATGATTTCCTGGGCACCGTTTACTCTGCTTCTTGGGGCGTTGTGAGCTTCAGTCCATTTGACACCTTTATCCCTAAAGATTTGTCCTATTGATCTCTCTGCTCCGATCTTAGAAAAGATAGATGGGTCAGCTAGGTTCATACGGTATTCATAACCAAGACGTTGGTCGTGTATCTCAATTTTCTTAATCTTCTCCGCGACCACTGTTGCATCTTCTCTGGTGCCGGTGTTTTCTTTATCTCCGTATCCATATAGCTCTCGCCATAGGTAATAGACTCCATCATTGGATAAAGCAAACCAGTAGACGGCATACGGCCTGGCATAGCCCCAGTCCATAGATCGCCATACTTTCCAAGTTGGTGGAATTGCGAAGGGCTCTACAACGTGTTTAGAGGGCTGCCATACGCCTTCCAAGAAACTTCCCACATGGATATCCCAATCCCCTTCTAACCATGCTCAACGCCTATTTGGATCGCTTATCGACTCCAGACTCATGAGGTAGTTGGGGTCATTTTTTAGGAGATGGGTGTTCTCATAAATTGTTGAATGAATTCTGACTCGGGGTAATGCGCCCTCTTGTCTGATAATTTGTCCAGCTGGAATACTGCCAATCTGAAATCTTTCCTTTACCGATGCGTGACCCACTCCAAATGGATTGCAAGTAGCTCGAACCATTCTTGGCATGCCAGGGTGAGATGACCGGCAAGTGGAATGCATTGCCTCGTAGAAAGACAGGTTGCGCCAGTTAGTGAGCTCTTCAAATCCCAGCCATGGATATTCATGGCCGTGGTAATTCCAGTAGTCGTCTTCATTAGCGCCATATCGGAAATACAGCATCTCACCGGTAGGCCACTTCCAGACATAGTCAGATTCATTGAACTTAGCACCTGGGAAAATTTGATAGAACCAGCGCTTGCTCTTAGCTACTACGTCAGCTAACTGGGGATAAGTCAGTCGAAAGAGCGTACCTCGCCAGTGATCACCAAAGCCTCTGCCTACGTGCTGGGCATAGCTCATAAGTAAGGTATCGGTCTTACCCCCTCCCCTTGTACCCTCGAGCAATACCTCGTATACAGGGCAAGTCAGAAACAAAGTCTGGCTACCAGGTAATGGCGCCCAGATAGTTTTCATTGGTTTTACTTAATTCACTAGTGTTTTGCTTGGGCGACTTGCTCCCACTCATCTATGCTCATAGCCCCAGGCACTACCAAGACCCCGCTTTGTAGAGGTTCGCCATCCTTGCCGGTGTGTTCAATTGCTGATAAACGTGGATGTACGTAAGGTGCAGCGTGTCTTGCGATGGTGGCGGCCATGTTTAGTAGCTTGATGCGGTTCTCAGTGATCATGGTGTCATGACCATCATCATGTTCATTAGCCTTATCACTATGATCATGATGCTGATAACTCTCGCGGGCGCAATTGGCCGCCTCTTTATAGAGCTCCATCATCGTATTCATCATGACCTCCAAGGGGGTGATGCCCTTGGCAGCAGCCACTTCCGCAATCTCACGGGTACGCTTGGTCAAACTACCTTCTTTGCGTCCCGCCCCAGCCCTGGGGCCGCCCTTACTTTTACCTGGGGTCGGTTTCTTTGATTTCTTTTGATTAATTTCAATCATGAGGAGATGGTTGGCTCTTTGATGAGTTTCAAAAGATGCGGTTGCAGCGCTACCGAGTCGCCAATGGGTTCATCAAACTCGATAATGATTCTTTGAAAGAGGTCATGACGGCTTTGGGCTCCACGATGCTTGATCACGGTGCCTACGCGCCCAGTAGGAGTCTTTACTTTCGATCCAATGGGAAAGTCTTCCATGTCTAGGCGATCAATGATCCCTGCTATGACTTGATTAGCTTGCATTAGACTTCTCCATGGTTTCTTGACGTTTACGTAGTTCCGCGAAGATTCGGGTTTTGAAGGCGTCGTAGCTCTCTGCGCCCTGGGCTATCATGCCTAGTTCCTTGCCTTTGGTGTCTATGCCCTCATTGGTTTTCCACCAAGCGTCTTCATCTGATTTTGCTGTTTCCAGTTTTTTGCGCGCGCCCTTGAGAATGGCTAAGACATAGCCAGCATTGATGGGGGTTGGATTTGAGACTTTCATGCGCGTTTCCTTGGCTGTGGCGATTGCCTCTGCCACTTCGGCCTCTGTTACCCCCAGATTGACGATATCTCGTATGCGGTAGTCATCTACGGCTATAGCTCTGCCCTCCTTGCTAATCATGGCTGCAAAGCTTTTGTATTTTTCGATACGCTCTTGAAAACCTTTTTCTTCCTCCATAGGAATGGGTGACCCCTGGGGAATTTTTTCCTTTTCACCCCCATTGTTTTGTTTGCCTGGTGTATGGAGATTGGTTACTGGTGACTGGTGTTTGGTGTCTGGTGAGTAATGCGTTCGCATTGCGGTCGCATTGCGAACGCATGCATTACTTGGAGTGTTTTCCGACTGTGGCTCGTCAGATGGAAATGATTGCCATCTACCTTCTGCGCTCCGCCTCGCTTTGAGTTGCTTATCCTTAAAGCGGGCTATTTCATGGTCGCAGCGCTCTTGTCTCCAGCCGTCATCAGTGAGGGTAAAAAATTCATTGAGGACGGATACCACTGCATTTTTTTCTTCTTTTGACCTGGCATTAATCAATCTTTGCACTTGCTTCACATCAACCGGAATTGGTTTTTCTGTGGCGTAGTACTTTCGAATGAGTCGGCTATAGGTGGCATCCTCGATAAAGGTGAGATGTGCGGTTGCTTCTGCGTAATCTCCAATGTGATGCTCGTAGTAATTCATCTAATACGGTCTCCGTGTTGTTCTTTTTATTCATGAAATATTTTTGCAAGAGAAGAATCTAACAATCGAAAAGCGTATCGTCAAACGCGTTTTTTCTGAATTTTTCTTTAATTTATTTATTCATCAAATGTATGTAATCCATGTTTGAGATATCTGAAATCGGATATTTATTTATCTGAAGTGTTTATTGATCTATGTTTGTCCACCGCCCTCTTTGATCTATCAGAAAGTTCTGACAATGCTGTAGCCATTTATTTATATGGCTTGTGTCACTTCTATGAATAAATATTTTTTTGTAGTCAAAAAATAATTTGTGTTTGCAAAGTGGGTATTGACATTTGATTGACCATCAAAATTTCATTGACTACATTGCTCTTCAGCAACACACAAAGTGATGCATAACAAAACAGGAGATTAAATTTAATGATGGCATTTCGTTTATATAGCTTATATCGCTCGTATGGATATACAAAAACGAGTTCAGCAAAGATGGCGTTGCAGGTTTACCGTAAAAACTTAAAGCGCGCCCGCTAAGGAGGTGGTGATGAATCAATCAAATCCTCAAATCCCACCAATTACTTTAATAAGAATTCCACAAATACTGAAGGTGATGCCAGTTTCTAAATCAAAGTTTTGGCTGATGGTTCAGAAAGGTGAATTTCCAAAGCCGATCAAAATTGGTAGGTCATCCTTCTGGACGATTGAGCAGGTGCAGGCCTACTTACGAGAAAGGATGGGGCAATCCACCAATTGAAACATGGCTATCTCCTGGGCGTATCCTATGAATCCTACGAAAAACTCAGGAGATGACTATGCATGAAATTACTTTATCAAAACCATATAGCGTTGAGGTCT